GAATGGACAGGACGTATTTCTGGGAATAAGTATCAGGAGATTGGTTTTGGCACAATTGCTGATTTGGGGCAAGAATGTTTTGTAATTGCTTGGATGACGTTACCTGAACCGCCAAAGGAGGAAGACAAATGAAATCTTGCCCTTTTTGCGGCGGCAATGCCAAAGTATCACACAGAGAAATCAAGTATTATGGCATAAATTATTTAGGAGAAAAAAAGAAGAAAATTGCCGCGCAAGTGATCTGCAACAAGTGCAAAGCTCGTGGGCCAGTGGTAACTGAAACCATTATTGATCCAGATAACACAGGAAAGAAATACGTGGAACACTTATGCAGTGCCGCTATTTGGTTTTGGGATGCATTCTTAATGCCAACAAGGAAAGAAGGAAAAGAATCTAATGGGAGACAGGTTTCGACAAGCTGATTCGGATGGGCGTTATCCAATATCATACAGGGAATATGAAGCAATCAGGAATGTATTTGGTGCTGTAAATTCTTTTGTGGAGCATTCTGGCGAACTTGAACGAAGATGTAAGCAATCCAAGAACCTTTGGCGTGATATGCGTTTGCTCTGCTGGCTGTCAGAAAATGTGCTTACTAGGATTTTGACAACTGTGCCTATTAAGCGTCTTGGACAGATAAGCGAAGAGCTTAAGCATACACACGTCCGGGTTGAGGTTGATGGCGTTGTTGGCAGAAAGCATCAGCGTTATATGTACGTTGAGCAGGAAACGCTAATAGACCTGTGCAGAAAAGCGGTTGACGTTAATTGTTTTGGATGCGAGAAAACGCATAAGGAAGCCAAGAGAAAGTGCCAGCTTTATAAGGATATCCAATCCATGTTTAATTACGAATTTGAAGAATTCAGCAAGGGCGAAAATTCATGCCCGTTCTGTGATGGAGGGATTTAAATGAAAAATATTGATGTTTTGGTTGAAAAAGAAAAGTGTGTTGATTACATTACCAGCCGAGTTCCGCAGACTGCTATCCTGCTACAGCTTGCGGAAGAGTGCAACGAAGTCGCACAACAGGCATTGAAGATTGTGCGCATTTACGAGGGTGTCAATCCTACTCCTGTAACAGCCGCAGAAGCATCCGAAAAACTGCATGAAGAACTGGCAGATTTCCATGCCGCTCTGCATTGCCTGTTGGGCGTTGACTATGATCACATTGAAACGGAAGAGCTTAGAAAGCTTAACCGCTGGTGCGTAAGGATAGCAAACCAAAATCGTTTATAATAAGTTTTAATTAGCTTTATTAGAAAGGAATTGTTTATGAACAATGGTCAAAGCATAAAGCCGATTGAAACTGTTTATAATGGGTATAGGTTCAGAAGCAGACTTGAGGCACGGTGGGCGGTATTCTTTGATAGAGTAGGCATCCCATATGAGTATGAATCAGAGGGCTTTGAATTTAAAGATGGAACAAAATATTTGCCAGACTTTTATCTCCCGTGGTTCCATGCGTATGTAGAAATAAAGCCAAAACATATGGATGAGCATTCAATGTCAATAGCAAAAAGCAAATGTGAAAAAATGTTTTCAAAACCCGGGTGTATAGTCTTGCTTTGTGCTGGCGATCCTGTCGAATGCGATATGGAAGTTTATTGCAATGAAAGCGATGACGATGGAGGGGGAACAATGTGGATGCCAGCCATGTTTGTAGAAGGTGCATGGTTCGCAGACAAGCCGTGGGAAGAAGATGAATGTTGGGGAACAAGTAAACATTTTATAGTAATTGTTGTCGGGGAAAAAACCGACCAAGAAGAAAGACGATATAGTGATTCTGATTGGCTTGATTGTTGCTTGTATCAACGATCCCGCTTAAGGCTTTGGCGAAGCACATTTGAACATGCGAAAGAATATGCGAGACAAGCCCGTTTTGAACACGGTGAAAAACCCATTTTCTAATCAGACCGCCATTTCGGCGGTTTTTATTTTTTTTGAAAAAAGTGCTTGACATATTTATAAATATGCTTATAATACTAGATGTAGCAACGAGCTACGATAAAAAGAACGGAGGACAAGAAAATGAAGCAGTACAAGATTAAAGGCAACACGGAAGTTGTAAAAGCGGGATGCATGAAGCAAGCCCTGTACAAGCTAGTTGACCCGGATGGTGATTTTGTTTATAGGAATCATTGGTACACCAAAAGCAAGCGTAAAGCATGGGCAGAGGTTGAAACAAGCTACGGCTATAAGTGCATTGTTGTTGAGGTTTGACGATTAAGCCGGGCCGGGCGGCTAAACCCGGCAGATGAAGGAGGAAAGAAAAATGATGAATTCTCGTGAACGCAGGGACATGGAAGAACTAAGGGCTTATTACAACAAGGTACAAGAAGCCATCAAGCAGATTCAGCAAAGAAAGAACAAGATCGACCTTTCCGCATGCGCTGAGATCAGTGAAACATCTCTTGCGGCTGGCGCTGCCGCCTTTGCAGCCTACAAAGATTGCCTCGACATTTTATTCGCAGAATGAGCCGAAACGGCCTCCGGGCCGTCCAGCGGAACCGCCCCACCGCTGCTGATGATGGCAGGGCAGAAAGGAAGACAAAAATAAGTTAGAGCGTGGCGCACGGTGCGCAATGGCAAAGCTGTCCGATGGTTGGAGGGAAGTAAAATGCTGAAAGTAAGATATGCAACATTGATGCGTGAACCGGGACCGGGAGCAGTACCGAAGCATGGTCTGATTGAATGCGGTTATACGAAAGGCTATACGCCGAAAGGACATTATGCGTATGGTTGGGCTGATTACAGCAGGAAACTGAGTGAAGACGAAGTAAATGCATATGAACTTGAGTATGTGCGCACGGAAAGAACGATTGAGGAAGGGGATTGCTGATATGTTTAAAATTGTTATGTGTGTCCATGATATGCAGATCGATATGCCGAATGACAAGGGGCTTGGATTGCTGGAAGCTTGCTATCGTGCTGACTTATACAAGAAGCGCAACGGCAAGGCGCAGTTCTGGGTTGTAAACGAGGAAACGGAAGATATTGAATACAGCGTGTAATACGCTATCAGATGAGCTAAAAAATGGCTCATCTTTTTTTTGTTGAAGCAGTTTTTATTACTTGTAATTTTATTCTGTTGCATTATAATGGTAATGCTAAGTAGGCAAACTTTAGCACTCGCCGCCTGCCAGACGCGCCAACGTCTACAGGCATTTTTTATTGCCTGTTTGACAACCTATGTCCAAATGTAATACAATGCGGCTGGAGGTGATATCTTGTCAAAGGTATTTGGTTTTAGGCTTCCGGCAGACTTGAGAACATATCTGGAAGCGCAGTCACAGAAACGTAGAATGTCCATGGGTAGTTATATCGTTGCGTTGATTAAGAGGGACAGGGAAAGGAAAGAGAAGTTGCAGAATGAGCAAGGAAAGAATGCTTGACCATAGCAAATATAAACTGTGGATTGATCCAGTTAAGGTTATTCCATATGAAAAGAATGCTAAGATTCATACTGATAAGCAGATTGAAAATATTGCAAATAGCATTCGCCGTTTTGGTTGGCAACAGGATGCAGTTCTGACAAAGGATAACGTTCTTATTATCGGCCATGGAAGACGATTGGCGGCAATCAAGCTTGGCTGTGAAATGCCGTATCACGTTGTTGATAAGAATGTTGATGAACTGACAGAGGAAGATATTCGGGAACTGCGGATTGCTGATAATCAGACAAACGCAGAAACTGGATTTGATTTTGTCTTGTTGGAAGAAGATATTGAAGGATTAGATTTTGAGGGATTTGATTTTGATTTTGGAATTGACACGGAAGAACAGGATGAAGAACCGACTGAGATAGTGGAAGACGAACCGCCAACAGAAACGGAAACCCGGTGCAAAGTTGGTGATTTGTGGAAGCTGGGTTCTCACCGTTTAATCTGCGGAGATTCTACGGACGTTGCGGTTATTGATAGGCTTATGGATGGGGTAAAGGCTGATATGGTGTTTACTGACCCACCTTACGGAATGAAGAAAGAGAGCGAGGGCGTTTTGAACGACAACCTCAATTTTGATGATTTGCTCGACTTCAACCGCCAATGGATTCCGCTTACATTTGGAGCATTGAAAGATAACGGTTCTTGGTATTGTTGGGGAATTGATGAACCGCTGATGGATATATACAGCAATATCTTGAAGCCGATGCAGAAAGAAAACAAGATAACATTCCGAAACCTTATCACTTGGGATAAGGGAAACGGACAAGGGCAGTTATCAAGTGGCTTTATGATGTATCCGATTGCTGATGAAAAATGCCTTTTTGTTGTTTGTGGTATTCAATGCTTGACCTTAAACGCCGACCAATATTGGGAAGAATACGAGCCGATAAGAAAATACTTGTATGATGAACGGATGAAGTGCGGTTGGGATGTTCCGACAATGAAAACAATTGCAGGGCATAGTGACAAGAATCGAGACCATTGGACAAGTAAAAGCCAATTCAATCTGCCGACAAAAGAAGTGTATGAGAAGTTTCAGAAATGGGCAAAAGACCACAATGTGAAAGCCTTTGAAAAAGAGTATGAGCAGTTAAGGAAAGAGTATGAGCAGTTAAGGGCATATTTTGACAACACACACGATAATATGAATAACGTGTGGCATTTTGACAGAGCAGGAAAAGACGAAAGAGAACACACAGGCGGTCACGCGACACCGAAGCCGATAGCATTATGCAGTAGAGCGATAAAGAGCAGTAGCAGAGAGGGCGAGGTTGTCCTTGATGTATTCGGTGGTAGTGGTAGCACACTAATAGCCTGTGAACAGTTAAACAGAAAATGCTATATGTGTGAGCTTGATCCCAAATATGTTTCCGTGATTTTGCAAAGATATATAAACTTTAAGGGTTCGGATGAAGATGTATTTTTGTTGAAAGACGGGAAGAAAATACC